AGACAAATTCAGGTAATTGTCTTTTGACTAGGTTTGATAATTTTTTCTTATTTGTTTTTTTAAAATCTGTCATTGTTATCCATTAGTATGATGAATAACTACTAGTTGTTGTATAAGTTGTTCCTGCCTGTGAAGAACCACTTTCTACTGTATCTACATCACCACTTACACTTGAATTAACTGTATCTATTTCTAAGACTTGATTACGAACAGGTACAATATCATTTGAATCTGGTATAGCAAAAACTCTTATTCTTGAACTAGCAGCACCATCAACATTTGAAATGCTTGTTATGTTTGCTGATGTTAAAACTATTTCACCAGTTGCATAATTAATTGTACCAAAAGTTGTACTTGTATAAATTCTTGTTGTACCATTTAAATAATAAACTCTAACATTACCTGCACCATCGTCATCTAAAAAATGTTCATTTGCTGAATCATCATCATTGATTTTAAATCCTGTGGATGAAATTACTCCACCAGCATTTGAATTGTGTCCAGAGTGTGGATTAAAAAATGCGTTATTAAATGATAGAGTATATTTTAGTCCTTCATTTAAAGTTGGTGTAAGAAGTTTGTACATTTTAATAGTTGTAATATTACTTAAAATAGAAGTATCAGCACCATTGACTGCTTCTAAAAGTTTTGAGTGTCTAAAAAGACCTGTAAAGTTTTCTAAGTTATTTATTCCATAATTCGAAATTACTGTTAAAACATTTGTTTCAAGTGTACTTACATCTTTTGTAGTTGCGCCAGTATCATATTTAAAATTTGTATTAAGTGTAAGATAAGTTATTTCTGGATCAATAATAACAGGTCTTATAGAAGCAACAGCATATTGTTTAAGACTGTTTTTAATACTTTCTTTTGTTGTTACTGTTAAGTTTGAACCTGATTTTGCTTTAATAGAAATATAAACTTTACCATAATCTGGTATAGCGGCATCTTCGCCACCATAAACTTGAACTGCTTGAGCATTTGCATACAAACTTTTAACTAAAACTTTATAGTCGTCAGCTGTAACTGCTCTATCTTGTGAAGTGTAATCTCTTGGTGCATTATATTTTATTGATTCAATTGATTCTGGTCCTGAACCTCCAGTGGCATTTGAAATTGTTGTAACAGCAGCATTAGAAAATCCACCAACAGTTCCTGATAGTGTAAAAGTTGTTGCCCCATTTGCTCCATCTCGATTACAAACAACGTAGTCCATAATTATAATATTACCATCAGCAATTGCTTTACCTAAAACATTATCACCAAAACTAACTTCATATCTTCCATTCTCAACTTCTTGTAAAAAGAAAACTTTAGTTGATGAATCTAATCCTACAATACCGTCTGCAAGTGTATATGTGCTTGTTGTAGCATCCGAGGATGATTCTTGAACTTTAATTGTTAGAGTGGTTGTATCAACATTATCGTTTGGTATAATAAATCTTTGGTCTGTATCAGATGAGTTTGCTGTATATTTAAAATTTAAAAATGTTCCTTCAAAAATATCTACATTAGTAAATTGATAAACACCATCAACTGGTGTAATACTTAACTCTGAATTATTTACAAAACTATAAGAAATACCATCAACGGTTGTAGTAAATTTTGTTCCTCTTGACATTGTAAGAGAAGAACCAGTAGCAGGACTAACTACTACATTAACAACAGCCTGTGAAGCTGTAGAACTTGTTGGAGTATAACCAACTTGTTTTGCTTTTGAAACTACACTTGACCTTAAATCAGCACTATCTAAGAACATTTCATTTGCTAACATATTAGCATTGTAACCAACATAGTGTGTATTGTATGCCATTAAATCTAAAAGAACTGACATACCAGAACCTTCAAAGTCATAATCTCTAAACTCGTCTTGTTGTGATAAAAAGTTTTTTAAATTATCTTTAATACCGTCAAAATCTAATTCTGATATATTTAATTTTGTTGCCATATTTTTATCTTATTCTTTCTAAAAAAGTCTCTACTTCTACTCGGTCTGGTTGATTAACAACATAAAAAGATATTGACGCTCTATATCCATTTCTATCTAAATCTGGTTGAACATTAAGTTGAACTAATCTACATCTTGGTTCATAATTTTTAATTAACAAATCAATTTGTTTTGAGATTGCATGATTAATTTGTGGTGTAATATTTTCAAATAACATAGCTCTTAAATTAGACCCAATCTCAGGATGAAAAGGTTTTTCATAATGATTAAGTTTAATCAAGTTTCGTACACTTCTTTTTACTGATTCAATATCAGTAAGTTTTTGAATGTCGTTTGTAGCAGTATTTTTTTGAAAGTCTAAATTTAAATCTTTGTAAATTTTAGCACTTCTAATACTATTATTTGTTTGTGTTGCGTCATATCTTGACATTTAACAATCTCTCCTATGCTATATTTATACTGTTATCCACCAGCGAATACATTACCTGACCCTGCAGCCACAGATGTACATCCTGATATTCCATCACCAACTCGACCACAACCTTTGCCGTTTACCTTTACAGTTGACGACCCAGAACTAATACTAGCTGCGTGTGCTGGGCAAGGTGGTATGTTAGGCGGAAGAAGATGAGTAGTATTACTATCACCTTGTCTTGAAATACCTATACCGTTTGCAAATACATTACCAGAACCTGCCGCTCTTGTCATACCACTACAATGTGTTACATCAGCGTCGCCTATTCTAGTTACTGCTGGCATTATCTTCTTTTCCTCTTTTAAATACTTCTTGAAACTTGTCGTTGAATGTATTAATGAAATCATGATCCTCTTGAGTGTGTGGCTCAGGCGGCTCTTCTGGAACAAATTTGATAAGATGGTCAAACTCGTCAGGTATATCTGTACTATTAGAAAATTCTAGAAAAGAAGTTCCTATTTTTACAATATACTCACCCTTCATTATTTTTTCTTTGCAGGTTTCTTTTTATTTTTTTTCTTTGCTACTTTTTTGACTTTAGCAACTTTTTCAGCTACTTTCTTTTTGCCAAATCCTAACATTTCTAAAATTTTCATAACTTTCCTCTATTTCTTTTTAGATGTTTTTTTCTTTTTATTTTTTTTAACTGGTGTTGCAATTTCTTCAACAACCGGTTCTTCAACGATTGGTTTTTGTACTAATGCTGGTTTGGTTACTTCCATACCTTCAACATCAACTTTACCTTCATTGACTAATCTTTGTCTATTCTCTAAATGTTTTGCTTGAATCTTTTCTTTGTTACCACCTGAGTAAGCAACAGCGTGACCTTCTTCCATAAGTTTAGAAGTTAGTATATCACCATGCGGTGTTCTAAAATCACCAAGAATACGACCGAACTTGCCTCGCATTTCTTCGTTACCATCACCTTTAACTTTAGATAATAGAGTAGCACCATCGCCAAGTAAATGTTTTACTCTTTCTTTTGCTGCTAGACCAAAAATCTTTTCAACTTTATCACTAGTTCTTGATTCAGGAGTATCAATGCCTATAATTCTCACTCTTTCGTCATTGAGCCAGACACCGAAACCTAAATCAATATCAATATCAACGGTATCACCGTCAACAACTTTTCTAATTTTGCATTTATACTCGTACATTTGATTTTTCCTTTGTTTTTTATAATAACTATTTATAAGGGCTTTACAAATCGTTTAGAATATGTTATAATAGAGACTATGGATAAAGATGAAAAAATAATGAGAGAAGTACAAGACGATATGACTAAATTATTGATAAAATATCAAAATAATCCCTTAGTATCACTTGCCATGGTATTGAAAACAGCCATAGATTGTTATGTTGCCGCTTTGGGTGAAGAAGGTACTGAAAAAGTACTAGAAAACGCAATTGATTCGGTAAAAAGTGGTCAACACTCAATATTTTCACCAGAAATGATGAAAAAATCTCTACATTAGAACAAAACAAGAACAAAATCAAGTAAATTGAATTAGATTCAACCTAAGTTGACCATTTTTATGGGTTTTTATCCATTTTTTTCTTGACTCTTAACCCTTTTTGTTGTATAATATGTATATATTATGAAAAAAACACAGAAAATAAGGGTTTTTAAGGGTTTTAGAGTGTGTCAAAATGCGCCTCTTAAATCGTTGAAAAATAAGGGTTTTATTCCATGGAATAATCCATTTTTTTCTTGCAATCAAACTCGTTTTAGTGTATAATATGTGTATATTAAATAAAAAAAGGAGACTACATTATGTCAAAGACTAAAAATTACTACTGGGATTGTGCTGAGAAAGAATCAGACGCAATCATACTTAACTTTTGCGAAGGTAAGATTTCTTATGATATTGCAAAAGAACAATTATCAAATGTTGAAGGTATCGAACTTGTCGGTATTGATGAATACAATGTTGATGAGGTTCTAGATTCTGAACTTGAAATCTACAAAGAAAAGGAGACTGCTTAATGATTACTGTTTCAAAGTCTGCCGAGACACTACAAGACGGTATTGCAAATATGATGGCTGGTGCTAAAGAAGATTATGCTCAAACAATGGGTAGAAACGATTCTGCTTACACTAGACAAAAACTTGAAAACTATGAATCTGATACTACTGTTAGAGAAGGTAAAAAATATATTAAAGTTATCTTTGACAGGTCAGTATTTGCTTTTATAGTAAAAGAAGATTTTAAACATTTCAAAAAAGGTGATGTTTTAAAACCCGCTGGGTGGGCGGCACCTGCTCTTAATCAACCAAGAGGTAATGTTCTTACTGGAAATTACCCAATACAATGGACTGGTCCATTATACTTAAACTAAACAAAAGGAAAACTATATTATGAATAAAATACAATTAATCAAGGCTGGCATCCAACAATTGTCTTTAACTGAACTGAATGAACTTTCTAGTTTTATTAGTGATGTTAAAGTTATGAATGCTAAATCTTCATTGTCTGTTGGACAAAAAGTGTTTGTTGTTCAAAAGACTAAAAAAACTCCTGGTGTAATTACTAAGATTAATCAATCTAGATGTGTAGTAGATATGCTCGGTAGAAGTTATAGAGTACCAATGTCAATGTTAGAGGCTGCTTAATGAATACATTTTTTAGTCTCACAGGTATAATGAGTTTTATATTCGCTGTCGGTTGTATTGACGGTGGATATAATGGAGTTCCTATGAATGATAACTGGTTAGGATTTAGTATCTTTACCATCATAGGTATCGTATCAATGTTTATCGTAATAATTAACCAAAAAGGAGAAGATATGTTATGAGTATAGGTGATGATTATATAAAAGACCCTATGGAAGAAGTGTTGGCTGAAAACCTTGTTGAGGTTATTGCCACAATGACCGAAGAACAGAGAGATAAATTTGTAGATAGTTTTGTGTCTAAATGGCCTAAACTCGCAAGTGAGATTTCTTTTAATATCGATTCTAACTTACAGGAGATTATGAGTGTTAATTAAAGTAGATGATAAAGTATCCGTAAATACTAGAAATGTTTTACCAAGAGAAGGTAAGATAACTGATATATCTCTTGCCCTAACGACAAGTGATCCTGCAGGTGAGAATGGTATACAGGTACAAGAATATGATACTGATATGGGCTATAATGGTTCAATTGGATATGTAACAGAGAATGGTGACCAATATTGGGCATACTTCTCACAAATTGAAAAGGACATATAATGACAGGTGAAGAAAGATTTATTACGGCAATATTAACTCAAGCAGTTGAAGATACCATGTACATGGGTAAAAGACCTAGGTATCTAAAACATAAGGTAGAGGCAATCGACTGGATACTGAACAATGAAAGTGAACATCATTGGTCGTTTCTTAACTATTGTACTATGCTTGGTTTATCACCCTCTAAGATACAAAGTAAAGTTAAAGGATTTATTGATCCCAAATTAACTAAAATTCAAAAAACTATAATAAAAGAAAATATGAAGAAAGGACGACAAGATGACAATAGACTACAAGTTTAATGAAAATATAATTGTAAATGATATAATGGATTATATTAATAAAACATATGACTCACATTATGCACAAACTAAAAACTATCAGGCTACAGAAATTATCATAGACCAAGGTCATGGTACAGGTTTCTGTATGGGCAATATTTTAAAGTATGCTCAGAGATACGGCAAGAAAGAAGGTCGTAATAAAGCTGACTTAATGAAAGTTATTCATTATGCTGTTATACAATTATCGCAAGACCATTATCAATGCAATTCAAAAATAGTTGCACCAAAAGAACCTATGGAAAAAGTTTTAGATGAAGATGGATTTTCTGAACTAAGGTCTGTGGCGTCTGAAAAATATAACAATGCTACTTAATAAAATAATTTTTAAGTTAGCAAAGTATCTATTTCTTCCATTTTTTTTAGTTATCTTTTTTGCTGCTCTTTTAGGCAGAGAAAGAATAGCAGTCTTTTATGTGGGTGAACAAAATAGTTTAGTTGAAGAATATCTAATCATAGCACTTCTTCTAGTTTTATATGATTATATAAAATTTTTAATTGAATATAAAAAAGACAAAGGATTGTCAGAATGACAATTGATTTAAAGCAAATGTACTTATCTTTTGCTCTAAATATTTTACGAATGAAAAACTATAAATTAACAAAACGAGAAAAAGAAGATACTGCTTCCTTTATAGGAGGCACTTATGCAATTTGTATTTCTTCTTTTGTGTTCTTCATACTATCATCACTTTCAATATAGTTTTTTTGAAACCATTTCCAATAAATTTTATCATTAAAGATTTCACATAAAGAATTAAAAGATATCTTGTCTTTTAATATATCCTCTGCTAGACTTTCATATTCATAAGTATCTATCTTTACCATTCGACTTGGTTCTATTTTAGATAGTACTATCCATGTTCTCTGCTGTTTATTCATTCCGCTCCAAGCTAGCTTAGGTGGGTTTTTGAAGGACTTACATGAGTACTTATAATAATCGAGAATTATATATCTAGTGTGTAAATGAAGAAAAACATACTAATGACTTGGAAAACGACCGTCTAGGCCGCCGCTCAGGCGGACTTTAGGGGTCAAGTGATAGCGTAGTACCCCCCTAAAAAAAGGGGATACTAGCAAAATTATAATTTAGAATGAGAACTTAGTTCCAATAGACCACGATTGTGTATCAACAGCAGAACCTTCTGGTGCTGCCATTTCTGTTTCAGCATATACTAGTAAATCGTTCCCGAAACTTTTAGAGAGACCGATTGTCTTGTATGTGCCTGTTCCTTCTTTATCGCCATATCCGACAGATAAAAGACTAAACTTACCAGCAACTTCCCAAGCAGTTAAATCAGTAGCAGCGTCTTTAATTGTATAACTAGACGATACTGTTAATTTATCAATACTTGTTGTTGCACCGACACCGTAGTATGAAATGTCGTTTGTAATATCATCAACATAACCTGCTGATACATTACTGCCTAGAACTTTAGCAGAAGCTGACCATTCATAAACATCAACTCCATCTTCGCCAGAAGCACCATCTACAATCGCCATAGCGTCAATAGATAAAGGACCTACTTCGTTAGAATATACTAATGAGTTTGAACTTCTAGAACCATATGAGAATGATGAGTTGCCACCATATACTTCAAAGATACTTGCGTTCTCAGCAACATTGTCTGTATAAGGGTGTGATTGACGGCCGACTGATATGTCGCCCATTTCAGTAGAAGCACCTACATATGCAAGTCTTGAATTAAAAGTATTTGAAGCAGAATCATCTGTATCCACACCAACTTCTAATAATGCAAAACCTGTAATTGTTTGTCCTTCAATACCGACATCAACTATGTCAACGCCGATTTTAGAACCATTATCTTCAAGTTTGTCGTATGCAACACCAGAGGCGTTTTCATCATGCGACCACTTATAGTTAAATGATCCGTAGGGTATTACTTCAGCTGATAAAGCAGCTGTAGTAAAGAATACTGCCACAAGGGCAGTCATATATTTTATCATGTTATTTTTCTCCTTAATTTGAGGTATTAAAATTTTGATATCTCGCTCACCTAGTGTATCATAATATATACTGTTTATTTATATGAGATTAGTTATTGACTGGAGCATTGGCACGCCATTGATAGCATGACCAGTATCTCGCTGTCGTTTTGTCTTTCGCTGTATCACAATTGTGTCTTGCACGGAAAGACTTTCTTCGAGCAGGGTCGTCTCGTTTGATAGATAAACCTGTCGTATCGCCAAAAGAAACTTTGATAATATTTCCTTTAGCATTTTTTACATAAACATAGAACTTCTTACTACCGCCTCGTATTGGGTCATTCAGTTTGACCTTCTTACCTTGATACTCAGCTTCTGTAATCTCTAAGTCTTGATAAGTTTCCTCACAAAGACAATCTATCGCTTCTACTTGTTTTAATGTTTTCATACTGAATATTTATAAGAGATTTTTTCCAAGAATTTTTTTAGAATTTTTTTCCATGGAGAGAGGTCAGTCTCCCGACCCCTCTGCCTAATACTTATACGTCCTCTACACGATTGTATTCAGAGGTATCTTTTGCAATACTCAATGCCATACTTTGTATGCCTTGTATTTTATTGTCAATTTCTACCTGTGTCGCTTTAGGGGACTCGTATTTCATTTTATATAATAATTGTGCTTCGTCATGCATAACACGAATACGATTCACAAATTCACTTATTTTATGTAGCATTGTTTCCTAACTCTCCTTTACGAAATAACTCGAGCTGTTCCTCTTTTGACTTCGTTTGTTCTTTCAGAGAAAGTGTATAGAGTCTGTCTTTAATCTTTAATTTCTGTTTCTTGAGGTCTGTAATGAGTTCTCGATTATAATGATTCTTTCGTTCTAGATTCTCGATTCTTGTATCAAGATGTCTATGTAAGGCTTTTGCCTTAGAGTTTGTAGCAGTTGACATAAATTTCTCCTGTTTCTAAAAATTAGAATAAACTCTACGAGTATTTCTCAATAGAGTGTACTCACTAATATTTAGTAGAAAAAGAAATAGTATACCAAACCACCAATAATCGTGATATCAGCACAGATAGACCAAAGTATATAAAGTCTAAACATCCATTTGCTTATTGTACCTACTAAGGGGTTCTTCAGCATTTTTACCCTCCATAATTATCGTCAGCATTTCTTTTCTCCTTATATCTATTATATCACAATTAGAACAAAATGTAAAGCACTAACAAGATTAAACATATCTCGCCAATTGCTTTATAATCGTTCTCTCTTATCTCGTCTTTTGTATATTTCATCTAAATGGCTTTGCAGTTAAGAGACCAATTAATGCTATTACAATTGTAGGTAGCATTAGCACATTGGCACTTAACATATGAGTTGACCACATGAATAATATAATTAAGACCATTACTAAGAGTAGTAGTCTAAANNCACCATTGAATATATCGTTTACCATCATTTACTTTTCCTTGTCTTTTCCTACTTGAGGAAATTTTATACTAATTTTTGGTTGCAGCCGTTTGAGATAGCAGTTATCTATATCGCAACAGATCCCTTATGTACTCTAACAGGTCTTAACCGACAATCGACCCCTCTCTTAGTTTAGATTTATTATGTTGCCGTTGATGTCTTGTTCTTTTGCGTTCATCTGGTGGGTATTCGTAGCGCTCTCTGTCTTACTACTGCTTGTCTCTATGATATCTCCTGATACCTTGATGTTTAAATTCTGTGCAACATCTATGTTCATGTTCTTACCTGCCTTAAGGTTGACATCACCGAGTTGGCTGATAAGGTTAATATCCCCATTCTGTACTTCAACTGTAACATTTGCACCCGAACCTACTTCTATACTATAATGATTGCCTACACCAACACCACCTGGATTGCCTCCATCTCGGGTTCCTGAGAGAGGTTTATTATTGACCTTAACTCGTAGACCACCATCTATTGTATGTCTGGCGGTCCCTTGTATATGCATATAGTCGTCAGCCGTTGTGAGGGTGTAGTTGTCTTTCTTTACCCTAGTGACCTTCGTACCATCGTCAAATATCTCGTAACCAGTCCCGCTCGCATGGCGTTCGTGTATTCTCTTTGCGTCTATCGTATCGTCAAACTCTTTGATGTGACCACCCTCTGTCTCGTATACATGATTGTAAGGGTAGACTGCATTGTAAGGTGTCTCGGGTTCGTCCCAACTCTCTCCATCATCTGCGGCCACAACATCATCAACAACTGTGGTAGCGTCAACATTTGCTACCCCTACTGCAAGGTCTCTATCTGCTCGTCTCTGTACAAGGGTAGGGTGAGGGTTTGTTTCAGTAGTCTCGACTGCCCCTTGTTTTGTTGTCTCCTCTTTGGCATTGACGGCTAATCTGTTTACGTCTGGTTCGTCTGTATATCTTGGATAGTTTGCGTTGAGTCTGTCTTGAAATCCTTTGTCGCCGTCCTTT